AGTTTAGATGATGCCTCTGCATTAACAGCATGGAAGATGCGCATGGCAGCAATAGGTTTAACAAGCAGGCCAGACATATTGTTAGCCATTGGTGTAGCAGGAGACAATAACAAGTTAGTTAATGCATACATTGAAGAAGCAATGGAAGTAGCAGGCGCTAGCAAAGCAGCCACTATTGGCACAGCAATCCACGCACTAACAGAAAAACTAGACTTAGGTTTAGACTTAGGTATATTCCCAGAGCAGTGGATGGCAGACATCAAAGCGTATGAAGCAGCAACAAAGATTCTTACTAAGATTTACATCGAGCAATTCACAGTGCTAGACAAGTATAAAATTGCAGGCACACCAGATAGAGTTGTTGAATATAAAGGTGAACGATTCATCGCAGACTTAAAGACAGGTCGTATTGACCACCCAAATAATATCGCAATGCAGTTAGCAATCTATGCTAACGGGTCCCCGTACATGCCTGACACGGGAACCCGCGGTACGTGGGGAGAAATAAATAAAGAGAAAGCAATTATTGTTCATGCCCCAGCAGGGACAGGAACATGCAAACTAGTATGGGTTGACATCAAAGAAGGATGGAAAGGTGTACAGTTTGCAATGAAAGTAAGAAAGTGGCGAGACCAGAAGGGTCTTGCTACTCCATTTGAGCAAGGAGAAGATAGTGCCTAGCACAGAAGCACCCATCAGTATCACAGTAAAGACAGCAGCAGGTAGTCTGGTAACAGTCCGAGCAGAAAGCGGCGAGGAACTAGATAACATTGTTGCACTATCAGTACATGCAATTGCATCAGCAGCACAGGAACTAGAGTCAGCAGTTCGTGGTGCACCAGCACCAACAACACAATCAGTTGCTGCAGCATTCAATGCCAACATCATTGAAACGGGAACAACAGTTCCTGCCCAAGAATATACACAGCCAGCACCAGTAGCATCTATTGGTGGGCGCGGTTGCGCTCACGGTAAGATGACAGCAATCCAAGGTATGGGTAAAGACGGTAAGCCATACAAGGGTTACTTCTGCCCAGCACCAAAGGGTGCATTTGATAAGTGCAAGAATCAGTATGTTGTGATTCAGTCACCAGAATGGAACACATTCGTTCCAGAACAGATTAAGTGAAAACACTTAGACGCTCTATAAACAAAGCAGAGGTGGGTGGCGAACCATTGCCACCCGCTTTTGCGGCGTTTGAAAGAGCAGGAATTATTCTGCGCCGAGCAGAAGTAACTGTAGTTGCAGGCACTCCAGGTGCAGGTAAGTCATCAGTTGCATTGGCTATTGCTGTGAAAACAAAACATCCTACACTTTACTTTTCAGCAGATACCAATGCACATACTATGGCTATGCGTTTGATTGCAATGACAGGCAAGATGCCCCAGTCAGCAGCAGAACAGTTACTTAAAAACAATCCCAGTAAATCACATGAGATACTACAACTGAACAATCATTTGTTCTGGTCGTTTGAATCTAGCCCTACACTTAAAGACTTAGATGATGAAGTCTCAGCCTTTGAGACTGTATGGGGTAAGAGTCCAACACTTATTGTTGTAGACAATCTTATGGATGTAGCAATGGATGGATACGATGAGTTCGGCGCAATGCGTGCAGTTATGAAAGAACTTAAGTACTTAGCCAGAGATACTAACGCAGCAGTACTAGTGTTACACCATACTAAAGAAGGCTTTGATGGTTATCCATGTCAGCCACGTAGTGCAGTACAAGGTATGGTCAATCAGATTCCAGCAATGGTTCTAACTATCGGACAGATGAAACAGGGTGATGACACATACTTATGTGTAGCCCCAGTTAAGAACAGATACGGGCGAGCAGACCAAACAGGTAGTAACTATGTTAGTCTTGCATTTGACCCAGAATCTATGTACTTAGAAGATGTAGCAGTCAGATACCAACAAGAGGGAATCATGTAATGAGTAGTGCAGCCAAGCGTAAAGGCACACAAGGCGGAGAAATCCCAGCAGTTAATTGGTTAAGAGAGAATGGTTTCCCATATGCAGAACGCAGAATTGCTGGTAGTCATCTAGATAAAGGTGACATAGCAGGAGTCAATGGAGTAACCATAGAAGTTAAGAACCACATTAAGTTAGACCTTAGCACTTGGATTAAAGAACTAGAAATAGAAATGATTAACGACCAAGGATGGACAGGTGTTGTCCTCCATAAGAAAAAAGGAACTAAGAATGTTGATGAATGGTATTGCACAATGCCAGCCAAAGTATGGCTGGATTTAATTAAGCAGGCTATGCGTGGACGACAAACATAATATTGCAGATTACTTAAGATACATCGGCGCAACCGTGCCAGCAGAGGGCAGCGGTTGGCGCAAAATAAAATGCCCATTCCACGAAGATGGTCATGCATCAGCAGGTATAAACTTTGATGAAGGTAGATTTAAATGTCATGGTTGTGGTGTTGGTGGAGATGTATACGATTTAATTATTGAAAAAGAAGGAGGCACATATCGTGAGGCTATCAAATTCGCACAGGCAATTTCTCTTGCAGGCAGCGAACCAGTACGCAAATCAAATACATTTAGCAGAAGAATATCTGGCAACACGGAATCTCTCGGTAGAAGAAGCGCAGCGATTTCATCTGGGAGTAGTAAAGGACGCTCTGCCAGGTCATGAACAGTACTCAGATAGACTAGCCATCCCATACATTACGCCATCAGGCGTAGTAGATATTAGGTTCAGAGCAATGAACGGAGCAGAACCCAAGTACATGGGTATGCCAGGCGCTAAGACCAGCATGTTCAATGCACAAGTTGTGCTAACAGCATCAGATTATATCTGCGTAACTGAGGGAGAGATAGATTGTATTACCCTAAATGTTAAGACCAAACATCCAGCCGTAGGTATTCCAGGTGCAAACAATTGGAAGCCTTTCTATACAAGAATCCTAGATGATTTTGATACAGTGATTGTGCTAGCAGATGGCGATGCTCCAGGGTTAGAGTTCGGTAAGAAGATAGGCAAAGAGTTAAGCAATGTAAATATCATCCAGATGCCAGAGGGCCACGATGTAAACAGTATCGTGCATAAAGAAGGAGTAGACTTTATCAATGAGCGAATCGCCAGATGCCTCAATACCAACTGAAGATAATGTATGGGAGTTTATCAAAGACCATCCACGCATTATTGGCTTGCCAGTATCAGACAAGCAAGGGCTAGACCTACTCAATGCACTACGGGATGTAGCCGAAATGATTCACAAAGACCAAGAGATGGCACATAAAATGTTAACCATGATAGCCACGGTCATAGTGGCAGCAGCCACAGGTAGTGGCAATGAAACAATTGAAGAACTGCTAGTAGCAGAAGCAATGCACAAGTTCGATACAGAGGCAAAGGAGATACTAAATGAAAGACCCGAATGACTTTGAAGATATCCTAAAAGAACTGCGTATTATTATGATACGCAAACATGCAGACTACGGCCCGTTGAATATCTCCAATGCTCCAGGCGGTGCATTAAACGGATTGCTAGTGCGTATGCATGACAAGATGGCACGGCTAGAAAATCTTTACTATAAAAAGAACGACACGCCCAACTATGAATCCATTGAGGATTCCTTCATTGACCTAGCAAACTATGCAATAATTGGATTGTTAGTACAGAGAAGGCAATGGGAAGGCATACAATAATCTAATGTATTTAGATGAGTACGAAGTAATGGTTTCAGCCCTTGCTGCTGAGTACCACCGCAAGTATCCAATAACTGAGCAATCAGATATACAACAGGTACTATGGTTGTGGTTCGTTTCTCATCCCGAAAAATACAAAGAGTGGTCAGAGTTAGAACAGAAAGACAGAGACAAACTTATAGCCAGGTCTCTACGCAATGCAGCAATTAAGTATTGTGAAAAAGAAAAGGCTAGAAAGATTGGGTATGAAATACTTGACCTATACTATTATGACCCGTCAGTTATCGAAGCATTCCTACCATCTATCATTGCAGAATCATACGAGATTCCAATAACAATCAAAGACTTGAACTATAAGTTTTCTAAAGCAGAAAGCAATGATACTAATAACTGGTTAGTGCTACGCTCAGATATAGCCACAGCCTACTACAGATTGTCAGATGCAAAACAAAATGTTCTCCGTATTAAATACTCAGCAGAAAGCGTTGAGTGGAGTGACATAGCAGATGAACTATCTACCACGGCAGATGGTGCAAGAATGAAAGTAAAGCGTGCAATAAGTAGTTTAATCAGAAATCTAGGTGGGCATAGGCCATACCTAGAAGAAGATACTTTAGTAGAGGCAGATGATGACGAATCAGGAGAATGATAATGTCAGAGAAATACGAGAGTTACTACACCCAACGGATTACTCACACGCTATGGACCTGCGAGGAGAACCTATTGGAGATGTTTGCGTATGTGGAGGGGATGTATTTCATGCGCTTGTTGCATTTGACCAAGGTGAGATATGCTTTTATTTCCTTGATGGAGAGTGCACTAACTGTGGCTCAATGGTCACACTCCCTTACCCAAAGAACGAAGGTACTTTCTAATGCCACTCTTTGATTTTAAATGTGATTGTTGTACAGAAGTAGTAGAGATTAACGAGAACATTCCACCAGCCTGCCCTACTTGTGGTGAAACCATGCAGCGTATATGGTCAGCACCAGCAGTCAAGTTCAACGGCTCAGGCTTTTACTCAACAGGAGGATAGAATGGCAGCAAAAAAGATAGGCAAAAATAAATGGATTGCATGGGGTCGTTTCCCAGGAATTGCAATTGGAATTAATATATCTAAGCATTACATTAGTATAGAACTTGGCTTCTGGTATCTAACATTTGAGTTCTAATGGAGTATCCAGAATGGCAAGGCACGCCTAATTGCAGAAGTGTAGACTCAGAGGAGTTCTTTGTACCAGAAGGTAGCGGTACATACAGAGAAGTTAATATGCTTAAGAAAATCTGCAACAACTGTGAAGTTAAACAGCAATGTTTAGACTACTCACTTAAGAATGGTGTGCTCGGATACTGGGGTGGAACCACAGAACACGAACGCAAAGTACTAAGAAGGAAACTAAAGATAACAGCCAAGCCACTATACTTAGGATACCCATGAGCAAACTATCAGACTTCGACTTAGACCTAAAGGTAGGTCAAGAGGGCGAAGG